TATTGAAAATAATAGTAAAATACATATTATTGATGATGTTGACCAAGATGGACTCACTTCAGCAACCATCATTCATGAATATATTAAAAATATAAATAATAATATTGAAATTACACATTCAATGAATGATAATAAAATTCATGGTATTATCGTAAAGAATTTAGAACAATATGAATTTAATTTGTTAATAGTTCCTGATGCTGGAACATCTGATGTAGAAGAATGTAAGGAATTAATTAAAAGTAGAGATATTGATATATTAATTTTAGATCATCACACCATTGAAAGAGATAATCCATATGCAGTAGTTATCAATTGTCAAGATGGGAAATATCCTAATCCTACTTTAAGTGGAGCAGGAGTGGTATATAAATTTATTAAAGAATATGATAAAAAATATGGATTTAATTTTGCAGAAAATAACTTAGATTTAGTAGCAATAGGTATTGTTGGAGATTCAATGGATTTAAGAAATTATGAAACTAGGTATTTAGCTATTGAGGGATTAAAAACCATAACTAATAAATTTATTAAAGAATTTTTAATTAAAAATAAAAGAGAAGAGGAATCAATTAATTTTGAATTTGTAGGTTGGAAAATAGCACCTTTTATCAATGCTGTTACAAGAATTGGAACTCAAGAAGAAAAAATGGATTTAATTAATGCTTTTTTAGGAGTAGAAGATTTAAGAGAATATCAACCTAGAAGAAAACACAAAGAAGATCCTAAACCAGAAATTATAATACAAACATTACAAGAGTGTATGATTAGAGAAACTACCAATATCAAAGCTAGACAAGATAAAATAGTCAAAAAATCAATGGAAGAATTGGCTGAAATAATTGAAACACAAAAATTAAATGACAATAAAGTAATTATAATAAATGCCACAGATATATTAGAAAAATCTTTTTCTGGATTAGTTGCAAATAAATTAGCAAGTATTTATAAACGTCCCATTATTATCTTAAAACAAATGAAAAAAAATGAATTAAAGGATAAAGAGCAAGAAGTAATATTTGGAGGTAGTTTTAGAAGTTACAATCTATTTCCTATAATATCTTTTATGGATATATTAAAAGAAATTGATACTTTTATAATGCTTGGGGGTAAGTGAGATTGCCCTGATATACCTTTTCCGTATGATAGTACGGGGTTATATGTAAAATATAGCTAACGGTATCAGTTGAATAAGACTGCTTATTGAAACCTTACAAGGAGATAATAAGCCTTACTAATTATTTAGTAAGTCCATAGACGAAGTAGCTGACTAAGAGAATCTAAGGTCTGTTCACTTAAACAGATAGCTGATAATACCGTGGGAAAGTAAATGTGTGTGAATTAACAAGGAAGTGAAAATCTGTAGAAAAACAGAAGAAGAATTAATTCGTAATAAGTATATATATAAAATAACAAATAAAATAAATAATAAATGTTATATAGGTCAGACTAATAATTATAAAAGTCGTTTTAAAGACCATAAAGGAATGTATGATAATAAAAGTGGTAAAATACTATGTCGTGCATTTAAAAAATATGGTATTGATAATTTTAAATTTGAAGTTATAGATTATGGTGCGAATTATAATGAATTGGAAATATATTATATAAAATATTATAATAGTATTAATCATGGTTATAATATCTCTCCTGGTGGAGAAAATCCACCTATTAAAAAAGGTGAAAATGGTTCCAATGCTAAACATACGCAAAAAGAAATTGATAGATTAAAAGATGATTTAAAAAATACTGATAAAAGTTTTGAAGATTTAGCAATAGAATATAAATATAAAAATAAATGTACAGTACAAAGAATAAATAGTGGTGAATCGTGGAGAGATGATGATATAGAGTATCCTATAAGAAAAATTTCAAATGAAGAATTAGTAGATAATATTATGTATATGTTAAAAAATACATCATTAACACAAAAAGAGATATCAAAACAATTAAATGTAAAAAGATCAACTGTAACTATGACAAATATAGGAGATCATAATAGAAGAGATAATGAAATATATCCTATTAGAGAGGATAAAAGAAGTAACACAAAGAAGGAAAATTTTTATGATGAATTAATTGAGTATATAATATTACATCCTAAAAAATCTTTAAAATCAATTAGTGAAAAATTTGGAATATCAAGAGATAAGATACAAAAATTAAATAAAGGGTACACTCATAAAAATGATAAATATGAGTATCCTTTAAGAAAGAAAAAATAAATACACACACATTTACCAATCCTGTAACGACTATTCCCTTAATAGGGAAGTAGGGTCACTATTTATACGTGGCGAGATTTTAGGAAACGAAGTCTCTGGAAAACCGAAACGGGTATACATATTTTTATAATATGTAAGATATAGTCTGTGCCATTGGAAACAATGGATAAACACGCATCCAAATGCTGGAGGTTTCAAAATTAAAGAGAGTAAAATTCAAGAGACACAAAATAAGTTAAATGAGATGTTTAAAGATGTAGATATTGAAGATGTATATTTAGTTGATTATGAAATACCTGTAGGAAAATTAAAAGAAAAACATATTCTTCAAGTTGGTCAATGGGCAGATATTTGGGGTAATACATTAAGGAAACCAATTTTTGCTATCACAAATATAGTATTAAAAGTTGAAGATATACAATTGCTTGGAGAGAAAAGAAACTTAATAAAATTTGAAAAGATTATTGGCACTAATAAAATTTCATTTATTAAAAAGTTTTCTGGTGAAAATACATATAATCAAATGATTATGAAATCACATAAAGGATTATCAAAATCAAAAACTAATAAGGTAAAAATGGACGTTATTGGTGAATTTGAAATTAATAAATGGAATGATAATGAATACCCACAAATAAATGTTATTGATTTTAATGTGGAAAGTGCTAAAGAATTTAGATTTTAAATCAGAAAGAAGGGTTGGATATTGGAAGATAAGGATTTTGTACATTTACATGTACATTCTGAATATAGTAATATCCGTTTACTTTGACTCAATTAATAAAATTGAGGATATGATTACATATGTAAATAAACTAGGTAATTTAGCAATGGCTATTACAGATCATGAATGTCTTAGTTCTCATGTAAAATTTTTAAATATAGTAGAAAAATTAAAATCTAAAGAAAAAATACATAAAGATTTTAAACCAATATTGGGGAATGAAATTTATTTAGTTGATGAAGAAACAATGTATGAAGAAATGAATGAGTTAGGAAAAACTCAATTTTATCATTTTTTAATGTTAGCTAAAGATAATATTGGTCATGAACAACTTAGAAAATTATCTACAAAAGCATGGAAAAGAATGTTTAATTATAAAGGTATAGAAAGAGTTCCTACTTTTTATAGTGATATAGAAGAGATTATTAATGAGAGCAGAGGACATTTAATTGTGTCTTCTGCATGTTTGGGAGGTATACTACCAAATTTAATATTAAATCTATTACAAGAAGAAGATAAGGATAAACAAGAGCAAATAAAAGACGAAATAAATTATTTTATTAATTGGTGCTTAGATTTATTTGGAGAAGACTTTTATATTGAATTGCAGCCATCTCTTCAACAAGAACAAATAGATTTTAATATAATGGCTATTAAAATAGCAAAAGCATATGAGATTAAATGGATTATTACCACTGACGCACATTATCTTACATCTAAAGACAGGGAAATTCATAAAGCATTCTTAACATCAGAAGATGATGAAAATAATAATAGGGAAGTAGATATGTTTTATACTACAACTCATTTCTTCACCGTAGATGAAATATTTAAAAATATGGATTATTTAGATTCTGAAGACGTAAAAAATGGAATATCAAACACAAAAGAAATTAGTGATAAAATTGAAGGATATAACTTTTTTGCAGAATCTATTATTCCATTAAGAGAATTACCCAAAAAATCAGAATGGTATTCGGTTAATCAAAAAATACTAAATAAATATCCATATATAAAAGAAATTTATGAAGATATTGAGAATCAACATACTTTCTTGATTACTCAAATATTTAAAGGAATAGAAGAAAGAGAAATTAAAAAAGAAAAATTAGACGATGTATTAGAAAGAGTTAATATTG